GAAAGAGAGATTGACCGGTCAGAACAAAGATCGGACGCAATCCAATACACAGAAGATTTGAAAGCAAGCAGATAAAAGAAGGTGATCAGAAATGGCACAAGTTATTTCAGTCGAAATGACAGACAACTCAGCCGAGATCAAACAAGCAGCAAGAGAGCAGATCAATGCCTGGCTTGAAGCGATCGGAGAGGACGCAGCCGGGACCGCCGCCAATTTTGCACCGGTTGACACTGGAAGATTAAAAAACAGTATTTCATCAGCAGTCGACGAAGGAGAGCAAGCCGTTTATATTGGGACAAATGTTGAATATGCGATTTATCAGGAGTTTGGAACTTCAAAAGGTGTGGTAGGGAAACACTTTTTACAGTTCGGGTGCACAGCACACCAGCCGGAATACAAAGCACTACTTAAACAATATTTAAAAGGGTGATATATTGAAGTTACCATAAAGATTATTGAATCCTCGAATTCATCAAAGACACAAAGCAGGACGCAAAGAACGATCGCAGGACTAGCGGTCGTTTTTTGTTTGGTTGAAAATGATTTTTATTTGTGTTATAAGAAATAATAGTTAGTCTAATGATAAAGCAATTTCACCGAAGCAAAGGAGACAACACATGGCAGAAAAGCTATCCCGTAATTTTTTATCGGCATTGGGAATTGAGGAAGACAAAGCAACAGTAATTGTTGAAAGACACCGTGAGATCGTGGACGAAATAACCACAGAGCGCGACACACTCAAAGAAAAAGCCGATCAGCTTGCAGAAGTTCAGAAGCAGTTGAACAAATACAAGAAAGCGGAAGAAGAAGCCGAAAAGAACGCAGAAAAAGACCCTTATAAAGTCAAGTATGAGGCGATCAAAGAAGAATTTGAGAACTACAAGAAAGACATTCAGAACAAAGAAATAACGGCTAAAAAGACAGAAGCCTATAAAAAACTTTTGAAAGACGCCGGCGTTTCCGAGAAAAGAATTGAAGCGGTTCTTAAAGTATCAAACATTGACAGTCTTGAATTTGACGACGAGGGTAAGGTCAAGGAAGCGGACAAGCTTACAGAAAGCATAAAGACGGAATGGTCAGATTTCATTCAGACCGATAAAGTCGAAGGTGCAACAACAGCAAACCCGCCGACAACGACCAAAACCGCGCAAGACCTTGGAAAGCTTTCAATGGCTGATTACATCAAGGCAAGAAAAACAATGAATGATTAAAAGGAGAAGTAAAAATGGCTAACACATTTTTGACCCCTGACATTATTGCAAGAGAAGCATTAATGGTACTCAGGAACAACGCTGTTATGGCAAACCTCGTACACCGTGATTATTCAGACGAATTCGTTAACGGTGTTGGTGACACGATCACAGTTAGAAAGCCGGCTAAATTCCAGGCAAACGAATATGAGGGTTCGCTTACGGTTCAGGACGCAACAGAAGGATCAGTTGCAGTCAAGCTTGACAAGCACCTTGATGTATCATTTGCAGTTACAGCAAAGCAGATGACATTAGACATTAAGGACTTTTCAGAGCAGCTTTTAACACCCGCAATGCAGGCATTTGCAGACAAGGTTGATTCTTATTTGCTCGGACTTGCTGCTGATGTTACAAACGAAGTAGGTTATACTTCCGGAACAGATAACATTAGAACAAAGCTTGTTGACGCGAGAAAATATCTTACAGTTGCAGCAGCACCCATGACAGACAGACGTTTTGTTTATGGTTCTGACATTGAGGCTGATCTTTTAAAGACAGACATGTTCTTGACAGCTGACAAGGTAGGCGACGAGGGAACCGCACTTCGTGAGGCGTCACTTGGAAGAAAGTTCGGTCTTGATTTCTATGTAGATCAGAACGTTGGAACAGATAACCTTGTTTTCCATAAGAACGCATTTGCACTCGTTACAAGACCCCTGGCATTGCCCCTGGGCAACAAGAACGCGGCAATCGTAGGTTATGACGGTTTCGGACTTCGTGTCGTTTACGGCTATGATATGGACAAGAAGACAGACACGATTTCTATTGATATGCTGTGTGGTGTTAAGACACTTGATAAGGACCTTGCAGCCGTTCTTGACTCAAACCCTAATCAGCCCCTGACATTGCAGTCAGATTTGGCAGGGGCAACTTATGATTTCACTGACAAAACACCGGCAGATTTCCAGTCTGATGTTTCAGTTTCAGACGGTAAGATTTACGGTACTCTTGCATATATTGACGGTGGACTTTCACCCGCAGGTCCTTTGACCGGTTCAGGACATTTCCTTGCATTGAAGTGGGGCAATCCGCCGGCAAATACAACAAGCCTGAAGGTCGGTCTGGTACCGTCGGCAAGCGGTATGGATTTAATCGAATGTCTTAACGACACCGACAGAAACGGTGTTTTCAAGATCACGGACAAGGACAACCAGGTATTTGTTATCGAATACACAAAGGACGGTGTTGTTCAGCATAGAGCATACGATCTTTCAAAGCTTGTGCTTTCAGCACCGGCAGAAGGATAAAAGGTGATCATCATGACTATTGAGGGAAACTGACAAATGAAAAAAGAACTGACAGACATTTGCGAATACTTGAATAATTACTTTTGGAGAACCAAAAGAAATGTAAAGCTTACGATCAGCAATAACACGTTTACGGTTGATTTCTTACAGCAGGGACAGTATTTCAGGATTGTTGGTTCTTTGTTCAATGACGGAGTGCACCAGTACCCCGCCACAGACCTTGCAGACGAAGAATTTGAAGGCTCGATATGGTCTATGGCTGTCCCGCAGACAATCATAGACCTGTCAGCCAAAATAAAAGAATGGCGAGACAAAAACGAAGCCGCAGATTCTGACATGCTGTCACCTTTCAATTCTGAAAGTTTTGGAAATTATTCATACAGCAAGGGAAGCTCAGCAACCGGAGGAACAACAAACCCAAACAGCTGGCAGTCTGTATTTTCCGCGCAGCTTGCACCGTACAGAAGATTGAGGAATATTCCATGAGTTTAGTTGAAAAAGCAATGGAGAAAACCTATATTATAGATAAGCAGACCAGACCGGACGGTTATGGCGGTTTTACTACCACATACGTTGAAGGAGCAGAAATCATGGTCGCTTATTCTTTTGATACTTCGACACAAGCACGGATTGCAGCTCAGGAAGGTATAAAAAACCGCTACACTTTGACAACAAGAAAATCAGTCGTTTTGAAGTTTCCGGACATTGTAAAAAGAGCAAGTGACGGAAAAATGTTTCAGATCACATCTGACGGAACCGACAACAGCACGCCAAACAGCGCAGGATTGAATTTAAGACAAGTCGAAGCAGAAGAGTGGAGTTATACTTAAATGAACAAACAGCAAGCTTACAATGAGTTCTGGAGCCGTTTTGGAGTGTTTGCATTTGAGGAGAACTCGGTGCCGACAGATGATGTGATAGAACAGCTCATAAAGAGCGGACCGATCAAGAACAAATTTCCGTATATTACCTATCAGGTAATTATTGATGATCTTGATCATTCTGTTTTTCCAATAAGTCAGATTTGGGATAAAAACACATCTTGGGAAAGAGCCGACTTGCTGTCAAATCAGATTTCGGAATATATCCAAAACACAAAAACGATCAGACTTGATAATGGTCGTATGTTTATCACAAAAGGAACCCCGTTCGCGCAGCACATGAGCGAACAGGGCGATTCTACTATAAAAAGAATTGTGCTCAATCTCGGAGTGGAATTCTTTACAGAATACTAAAACAGGAGGCAAGAAGAATGAGATTTACAAAAATCCCGCAGTCAACCTTTGACGAGCTGCAGATCAATGCCGGTATTCTTGCGAAAGACTTTGATGTTTCCACCGGTACAGTTGCCGAGAGTGATATTATCACAGCAACGACCGGAGGCATTACGGTAAATGTCAAGCCAACATACCAGGATTTTGGTGACGACATTGATAATTGTCCTAAAAACACAATGGAACTGAAGCGCATTACAGACACAGAAGTTTCACTTTCAACAACCGCTTTGAACATCAATGAATACTTATTGCTTTATATGCTCGGAGCAGCAGACAAGGACAGCAACACCGGAGCAATCAAGCCGAGAAAGGACCTTGCAACAACAGATTTTAAGACAATCTGGTGGATTGGCGATCTTTCAAACGGCGGTTATATTGCAGTCAAGATCAGCAACGCACTTTCAACAGACGGTTTCTCGATCAAGAGCACGGACAAAGGCAAGGGTAATATTTCGATTACAATTACCGGTCACGTTTCGATTGACGCTCAGGACGTTATCCCGGCTGAGTTTTATCTTGGAGAAGGTGACGATTCTGAATTGTATATCACTCTTGACAGATCAGCAGCCACGATCGTTGACGGTGCTACACTTTCACTCACGGCAAAAGCCACAAGCGGTGCAACAATTACATTTGCAAGCACAGATACAAGCGTTGCAACGGTAAATGCAAGCACAGGTCTTGTTACAGCCGTTGACCCCGGTGTTTGTGCTATTACAGCAAAGGCAACAAAGAACGGTGAATTCGTAATGACAACATGTATAATCACTGTTACAGCAGCAGGAGAAGGGTAATATATGAGACTATCTGACATAAAAGGCGAAGAAGCTTTTGACACGCTGGCAGACATAATTGAACCGCTGACGATCATTTTTACTGATGAGGAAATTGTCAAGATTTCAAAAGAAGAAAATGCACCACCGATCAAGTATGTAGTGCCGGCAATCAAGAATCACAAGAAAGAAATAATAGAAGTTCTTGCGAGACTTGAAAATGAACCTGTCGAGGAATACAAAAAGAAAGTCAACCTTGTATCATTACCGAAACAAGTTCTTGATCTTATAAATGACCCCGAGGTTCAAGACCTTTTTACTTCGCAGGCTCAGATGACGCAGTTGGGCAGTTCTGGGTCTGCTATGGAGAATACAGAGGCAAAAGAGAGCTAAAGCCCTTTATCAGATACATTTTGGCTAAGCAACAAGAACGAGAACAAGCCGAGGCATATAGAATATATATGTCCGACTTGTTCTTT